TGGTTACTTGAGAACTATGAAGTGAATCAATTAATCCAGGAGTTAATAATACGTTAAATTTATAATCATCTGTATTAGCTAATAAATTAATCATATTAGTGTAACTTCCACCATCTAATCCTTGAGTATTAGTAGCTGTTATTATGTTATTATAAAAATTAGCTCCACCTTTAAATACACTAGTTCCACCACCAAATGTACCACTAGCGTTTGCTGGAATAGATCCTGTATATCCTGCTACTGATATTACTCCGCTACTATTAAAGAAATTAGGAGTAGTAAAGTTTACAGTTTTTACATTTACATAATTTGATCTGTTAGCATATGATCCTGAGTATTGAATAGAAGCATTACCGTTTGGATCAGTAACAAAGTTAACAACTGTATCACCAATTACTTTAGAAATATAATTAGGAGAATATGGATCTAAAGTTAAATTAGTCCAAGCTTCTAAAATAGTAGGTTGTAAACTATTATCATCACCTCTTCTAATTAATAAATCAAATGTTCCTGATCCACTATTTGCGTTTACAATTTGCCATCTAACATTATCTGCTGATCCACTTACTAACACATTATTAGCTACTTCAGAACCACTGTTATTCATAATATCTCCTTTAGTAAGAGGTTGAAGTACAAATGGTGAAGCTCCGGTTGTAGGACCAGATGATCCTGTAGCTATATATGAACTTGAGGCAAATGTCCAAGCACTAGATTGTGATACTACTCTTGCTACTAGTAATGATTCACCTCCATTAGCGAAATAATTATATGCTGCTATTGAGGTTAAATAAGTATAAGTTTGTTGATTAGTAGTACTACCGCTTTGAAAAGTTGTACCAAATATATTTTGATATTGATTCCAAGTAGTAATTATTGTTGGAACTTCAACAGGACCTTTAACTGTTGGTCCTATAATTGCTGCTCCTACAATAATTGGTCTTTTAGATACGAAAGAATTATCGTTTTCTATCGTTAAAACGCCTGGTGATAATAAAGATTCTGCCATTGTTTATAATTTATTTTTATTTATTTTGTTATAAATATGGTAAAAATCTACTAAAATATTAGTTGCTTATAAATTCTCCTTTTTCTAGATCAATAGATCCATCACCATATTTTTGTTGTAAGGTTTTACCTAAAACTAATTCTTCTTGAACTAATTTTTTTAATTCTTCTTTAAGAATATCTTTTTGATTATTGAATTCTTGTATTCTTAATTCGATAACTCCAAAATTTTCTGTTAATTGAATTCGTTTTTCTCTAACTGATTTTAGACTTGTAACTTCTTCTTGTGTTAAAACTTTTGTTTCCATAAATTTGATTTTATTATAAATATATTAATTCTCTCCTAAGATATTTTCATTAACTGTTACTTTATTAATACCTGGGAGTTTTTTTATTACTATTAAATCTTTTTGAGGAATATCTGGTATAATATAACCCCATATTTTAATATTGAATGTACTACTTACTGTTCTTTCTGCTTTATCTGCTAACTCAGTTTTCATTGTAAAACTATCAATCATCGCTCTAAACTGAAAACGTTGAGGATCACCCCAATATGAATCTGATGCGTATTCAATTGATTCAACAATTTTATTCAATTGATCCATGTAATAAGTATTGACAGCACATATATATGTTAATGTAAGATAATCTGGGACTACAACTGCGTAAGCTGTTTGCTCAGGTACTACATTGTTTAATATATCAAAATTACTATATGCATTTTGAGGTGAATATTTTTTCTTTTGAATTGATATATTATGTGGATTATTTGCGTCTAATTTATTTGATACTGTTCTTACTTTTTCAATAGAATCTCTTTTAAACATGATGATCGGCATCATAATTCTACCTTGAGCATCTCTAAAGTATCCTTCTTTTTGAAATGAAGCCCATTTTTCAGGTGAACCATATATAATAGGAACTTCTAATCTTTGCCCATTTTGTATTACATAAGGTTTAATAACATTTTGAAAATAGTAAAATACCGCTTCATCAATATCTTGAATACCAATTGAAAATGGTTTTGTAGTATCTCCTTTAAATGAAATTTGACCTGATCTACCTGTATTACCTGCTAGATTAGGATTACCTGTAGGAGAAAAACCTGGTCCACTTTGAGTAAGTGGTTCTTGCTGAGAAAGAAGTATTTCTTTCTGAGTTTTAGGTGTTGGTTTTCTTTCTTTAGTAGCCATTTTTACTTATATTTAAATATGAACTTTTTACAAGTTTTATATTTTCCTCCTAAATGAAGTCTCATATTAACTTCATGTACTCCAATATAAATAGCAGCTTTTTTAGCAGAATCAAAAATATTAATTATATTTCCTATTTTATCAAATTGAATTACAGATTTTTCTTTAGTTTTACCTATTTTAACTCCTGTACCTTTAGGTAAAGGAATACCTAATTTAGCTTTACTTATTATATTTCCAAATCCTTCAGGTTTTGGTTTACCTTTTAAAGCTTGACTATGGTTATATCCAAATCCTTCAGGTTTTGGTTTGTCTTTTAAAGCTTGACTTTTTTTATTTTTAGTTTCTTCACTATCTTTTTTTCCTAAACGAGAATTTTTCATTTTTTGTTTAGTTTCTTTACTACATGCTCCTCTACCTTTTCCTAATCTTAAATTTAAACCATTTTCTCCTAAAACATTAAATAATAAACCCCAATATATTTCTTTTTCGTCTAATTTTTCTAAAATACATCTTTCTAGTATCTCAAATGTATGTTGTTCCCAGCCATACTTTTTAAGAGAATTAAGAAGTTTAGGTTGTTTTTTACAATTATATGTTTTATAAAAATTAGTTCTTATTTTAATATTAGTAGATTGACCAATATATATTTTTCCTTTAGGATTTGTTATTTTATAAATACCTATCATTTTATTATAAATATCATTAAAGGCGAGTCTTTTGCAAATTAATTCTATCAGCAGGGACATAATGACATTCACAAGTTACAGATACATTATATCCCCATTCTTGTAAATTAGGATTTAACGGATTTCCAGCATATGGATAATCAGGATCTTTACCTGCGAAGAATTGAACTATATTTGTATTATCTACTTCCCAATAGCTTTCTTGATATAAAATCACATCACCAACTTCAGGATGTACATTAGCATCTACTAAATCATCTCTTAAAAAAGCAAAACTTACTGGCCAATCAAAATCTACTCCTAAATCACTTGTAGGACTTGTATTATCACCTACTGTAATTATAGCATTAAATATAATAGGTCCATCAAATAATCTTCCAGTTGATGCTTCACCATACATATTAACTTTAGTTTCGGCTATCTTGTATTTGTAAAAAGCACATTCCTCAGAGATAATATTTCCTATTAATTCTCTATTGAGTCTTCTTACAAATGATACATCTCTACTTGATCCAAATAATGCGCACATATTTTACATTTGAGTTTTCCATTTATATCCTCCACAACTTCTATTATTTTATATATTCCTATCATCCTATAAATATTGTCATTGGTGATCTGCCTAATTCATTCATAGTTGAATCTCCTTCTGCTTGTTTTCTTGCTAATAAGGCTTGACGAGAAGTTTCATCTAAATATGCTCTTAATCTTTCAATTAATGCTGTTTTTTCTGCTGTTGCTGCTGTAATTAAATCTGATGAGTTTAAGGATATTTCTCTATTAGGAATAGGAATAGTTGATTGATATTTTCCTCTTACATATCCTAACATTTCTTTACATAATGCTAGTGTATATTCAAATATCCATTGACGACCAATAGAATTAATTTGACTATATATTGGATTTGTAAAGTTAGCATTTGAAGGATTTGTCACACTTCCTCCAGCTTGTGTTATTACACTATTATTTCTTTCCTCTAAATTAATATATTGAAACCAAATATGGTCATTATTATGTGAAGGAATAGGAAATATTCTTAATTTATTATTTATTAATTCAAATGAGTAGTTATTTAAAGAAATTTCATTTTGTATTTCTACTGCTTGAGCAGATTGAAGTAATAGACTTGTAGGATACATTAAAAATCCTGTTGATCCAAATAAACCATAAGCGCCAACCGCAGGTACTCCTCCTAATCCTGAGAATATACTTAAGTTATATACTTGATTAACTGCTGGAGGTGGTTGGTAAAATACTCTTTTAATTTCCATTCCACCAGTCACATTATTTTCTATAGCCCATAAATTAAAATCATAATCTTGAACTCCTGCTGTTGTAGTAAATGAACCACTATACCAATTTAAATTTCCTCCTACTCCTGCTTCTTCACCATACTGTTGAGATAATCTTATAACTCCAGCCATTGAAGGGGTTACAATAGCATGATTCATATTTGATGCAGTAGGAGAACCTATTACATTTAATAAATTATCTCTTACTTGAAAAGCATATAATTCATTTCCGTATGTAGTAATAGCTTCTTCAAATGCAGTATAGAAGTTTAAATCTTGTAATTCAACTTCCATAATAGGATATCCTAATCGTCTTGCACAGAATATAGCTACTTTATCTGCATCAATTTGAAATTGATATTCATTATCATAAAAACCAAAAGGAGTATTTCCTGGATAAAAGGAAGATGAACCTGGATATATAGGGATATTCATTTGATATGTTGTTTAATGATAAATATTGAATATTTTATAGGACATTATTATACATGTAATTGTGGATTAAAATATACTCTATTACGGGATAATTGGATTAAAGTAAATATAGTTTGCACTTGGAATATTAGCAGGATATTTCCAAATCTGATTATAAGCTCCTGTATTACTTCTTAAATCAGCGACTGTCTTAGGGTTACCCACTAATGATACTTGATCTAAGTACCATGTGTGTCCGACTGA